ATGCAGTCTGATCTGAACCTACCTATAGTTATCAACTGGAAGAATGGTGAGTTCGAAGTAGTCAACAAGACCATTATGCGTAAGAAAGCATTCAAGTCTCCAGACAAAGAACTAAAGTACGAACAGGTTGTTGAGTCATGCGATGATCTTGACGAAATGTCGACACCCGCTATGATTAAACAGTTTCTTTCTAAAACGTTTCAGGCAAAGAAATACAAAGAGATTGCCAAGTTTGTACGGAAAGAGATGGAAAAGAACGACAAGAAAGGTCGTCATGGTGCAGAGTATCACGCCGCACAGATTATACGCAAGTACAATGTTAAAGGGGTTGATGCCCGTGCGTTAGCGAACGTTGTTAGGATGGCGGAATCGATGATCAAAGAAGATGCTCTTGATCGCGCACGTGAAAGGATCGCACGTGAGAAGGATACGGATGCAAAGAAACACGATCGTATACTTGATCGCGCTCGGATTGCACGTGCCAATGCAATCGCTCGTAAGACTCAACCTAAGACGAACGAAGATAAAAAATGATAACGTTTAGAGAACTAGACGAAGCATTAGATAGGACTTACCCTGCCACTCTAAAGAAAGACGGGAAATGGGAGTATCGATCTACATTTAAACTTGACGATGGTGGAAAGGTTGATGTAGACTTCGGTGCGAATGATCATATTGATGACGATGAGGAACTCGATTGGGAGATAAACTTTGTACGTAATGAGAGCCACCAAGGAATGACGGGTGAAGGTGATGCATTAAAGATTATGGCAACTGTTTTTAAGTTGGTAAAAGATTTCATAAGAATGGAAAACCCCAAGTACATGAACTTGTCGGCTGCCAAGAAACCCGGCACGAGTAAGACGGATAAAAGTTTACAGGGAAGGGAGAGGTTGTATGGTCGACTTGTTAAGAAAGCAGTAGGTAACAAATACAACGTACGTACTGACACCAGTTCGTCCGGCACAGTATGGTATATCGAGAGAAAGACGTAATGAAAAACAATCCAGTAGCAAAACATGCCCACAAGGCAAACAAGTCCGCAGTAATGCGTGACCGTAAGAAAGACTCAAAAAAAGGGGTTGTGAAACACAAAGGTAGGGACTATGCTAAAGAGTATGCGAACTATCATTCCGACCCCGAACAAATTAAAAGACGTGCTGCAAGGAATGCGGCTCGTCGTGCGTTGAGAGGTCGTAAAGACCTGACTGACGAAAAGGATGTTCATCATAAAGATAACAATCCTATGAACAACGATAAGTCAAATCTCTCTATTGTGACTCAACACTACAATAGAAGAGAACCAAGACTGCGTATGGAAGATCTCCGTAAGTGGTTTGGTAAAGGTAAGAAAGGTGATTGGGTTCGTGTAGGCACCGATGGAGAGATCAAAGGTGATTGTGCACGAGAACCAGGCGAAGGTAAACCCAAGTGTATGCCTCGTGATAAGGCACATTCAATGGACAAGAAAGATCGTGCGTCATCTGCACGAAGAAAGAGACGCGCAGATCCAGATGCAGATCGTCCCGGCACAGGTAACAAACCCATTATGGTAAAAACAGACAAAAAGGAATCGGTAGAAATGAGTAAAATAGAAGAGTCGAAGTGGAAAATGGGCGACGGTCGACCTAGGAATGGTGCTCGTATCGAAAACGACAGATTCTGGAACTTACCAAAAGCGCAATTAATGTACATTAGGAAAGATGCAGCCGCTGCCGTCAAAGCAAACCCCAACGGAAAGAAAGCAGGGAAGTATGCAGACGAAGTCAATGATGCTGAAACTGTTTTGGGTTGGAGAAAGAAAAACGGTATAAGAGAGAATGCTTTTGTCGATACACTTATCACTACGGACAATCAAATGAATGAACAGTTTGTAGTCAGTTATGCAAAGTCAAAGAGAGGGTCAATCTTACAAACTAAGTTCCGAACTCAGGGTGAGGCAGAGAAGTTCCTCGCTCAGAAGAGAAAGGAAGGTATGAACGGTATCGTCTCCAAGGCAGGTCAACCCGTCTCTATGCAGAAGATGAAAGACTTGCAGAAAGAAGAATACCTCGATGAGAAGAGTGTACCAACAAACCCCTCACTCTGGTCTAAGTTTAAGTCGCAGGCAAAGGCAAAGTTTGACGTATATCCCTCAGCATATGCAAACGGATGGGCAGCTAAACAGTACAAAGCCGCTGGTGGTGGTTGGAAGAATGAGTCTGTCAAGGAAAACATGACATTCAGTCAGATGAGAGAAGCACGTAAACCAGTATCTCAAATGACTCCTGCCGAGAAGAAGAAGGACGCAGAAAGACGTAAAGAGTATAACGCATATCAGAAAAGTAAGAGGGAGTCTGTCGAAGAGACTGTAGTTGATGAGGGTGCAGAGGTGTACACTGTTAAGAAAGGTGCTTACACCCGCAAGGTTGACGGTGCGACTGCTGACCGAATGAAGAAAGATGGTTGGCAGTTAGTCAGTCGAACTAACGAAGGTCTAGATTCATAGAAGGTATAAATAGAGACATGAAATCGTTTAAACAACATTGCAGTGAAGCGACATATCAGGGGAAGAAAGTTCCTCTGAATAAACCTATGTCTGGAGATGTAAAAAAGTCCAAGGTTTATGTTGATCCAGATGGTGATGGAAAGGCAAAGAAAGTAAACTTTGGTGACAAAAACATGACGATCAAGAAGAATATTCCTGCCCGTCGAAAATCATTCAGGGCACGTCATAACTGCGACAATCCAGGCCCTAAAGACAAGGCGCGATATTGGTCGTGTAAGGCTTGGTAATGGTTACTGAAACAGCAGCAAACCGGATGATCCGGATAGAAGATAAAATCGACAAAATGTCGGAGTCTATAATACAACTTGCCAGGGTGGAAGAGAAGATCGAAGATTTAGAGACACGACGTGCAGAACAGCACGAACGTATGAATCGTTTGTCGGGTAAAATAGACAATATCGAAAGACATGTGACTACTCTTGTAGAGAAAGTCAATTTCATGCAAAAGTTTGCGTGGGTGCTTGTCGGCATCGTCGCTACTGTTGTTGGTGCAATATTAACTCAATTTATTACTTGATCGGAGAGTAAAAATGAACAAAGAAATCATAAACAAGATGGCAGATCTCTGGTCACAGGTAACTGAAAAGAACCTTGATCCTGTCAACAAAGACGCGGTCAAGAAGAAGTTCGACGACCGTAAAGATAAGGACATCGACAACGACGGAGATACTGACTCTACAGACAAGTATCTTCATAAACGTCGTAAGGCGATCTCTAAGGCGGTCACAAACGAAGATAAAGACAAGATGGATAAGTGTCCGGACTGTGAAGGGTCTATGGAGAACCACGATCCTGATTGTCCTCGTGCAGAGAAAGGCGACAAGAAGAAGATCGAAGATGATCTTGACGCGAAGTCTGCACACAAGGCACTCAAACACGATTGTGCGTCTCACGTGACTTCAGAACAGTGGGGTTATGGTGAGTGTATCTCTGGTGAACATACTCTGGTAGAACAAGAAGATGGCACTGCAATTGTAACACACTATGACGTTATGTTCGAACATGGTGTAGAGAAGAATGTTCCTGTAGAAGATCTGACAATCATGCGAGAGAAGTCTCACATACACGCATCTAAGAAGATGAAAACTGAAGCCACTCAACCTGACAGTAAAGAGAAAGGTAAGGGCGAGAAAGCATTAGACAAGTTTAAGGGTGCGGGTTCTAAGAAGATGGCTGCGGACAACAACGTCGACAGTCCAAAAGAAGCAGACATCACACCTGAAGAAGAAGGTCACGATGATGCATCTAAAGCAGGTAAAGTGACCAAACCAGCAAGTCCTCGTAGTGCGAGTGACAAGTTGTCTAACGGTGATAAGAAGATTGTCAAAGGAGGAACGAAGTAATGTCAGCACCTAAGAACTCAGTACCTACCCTAACTGGTTGGGTTCATCCTACTTCGGGTGAACTTCTCAAGTCTCAGAAGTTGTCCCCTGCGTTCGTTGCAGAGTGGCACGAGGCAAGAAACCCCAAACCAGTAAAGAAAGCAGTAAAACCTGACTGGAGACCGCATACACCTCGTACGTTACATGAAGCACCTGCGGTAGAAAGAGAGATCACGGAAGAAGAGAAGACTTGGCATGAGTCTCCCGCAACATTTGCTCCACAGGAATTAAAGGAAGACTAATATGGCTGACCAGAAGACAATCGACTCCGATATACTTGACGGAGCTGATACTAATGGTGATGGTCATATTTCTAAAGAGGAACTTGAGATGCATCTTGAGTTCAAGAGAAAAGAGTTGGAAGATCAGGATGCAATGCGAGATGCTCAACGTAGCATGACGTGGTTTGCATTGTTTGGTCTTCTCTTATACCCCTTTGCTGTCGTTATCGCAGACCTCATTGGTCTTGACGGCGCATCAAAGATATTAGGTGACATGGCCGCAACATACTTCGTATCAGTTGCCGCAATTGTCGCAGCCTTCTTTGGTGGACAAGCATACGCGGGAAGTAAGAAGTAAAAAGAGGATAATATAATGTTAGAAGTAGCAGCTGCTATATCCGCTGCTGGTTCTGCATATAATGCTATTAAGAATGCGGTTGAGAGAGGACGTGAAGTAAGTGACCTTATGGGTGCGTTCTCTCAATTTTTTGACGCGAAAGACAAATTGTCTGAAGAATCAGCAAAAGCATCAAACCCATCGATGGTGGGTCAATTGTTTACAGGTAGGTCAGTAGAAGCGGCTGCATTGGAAGCAACCGCAGCGAAACACAAAATTGCTAACATGGAACGTGAGCTCAGAGAGTTTTTGATTTACTCCGGTCAAATAGGGTTCTATGAAGATATGATGAAAGAACGGAGAAATATAAGACAGGCCCGTATATTGGCCGCCAAAAGAAGTGCTGAATCAAAAGCATTTTGGATTGATGTGATTGCATGTATCGTCGCAGTACCTGTCTTTTTCGCTTGCATCTACTCAGTGTTTTGGATGTTTACTGTTAATAGTTAGTATTGACACAATGTGCGTCTTGGTATGGTATTTGCATATATATACCAAGGTGTACTAATTATTGTTATTTTAAAGGATGTTTAAATTATGTTTTTACGAAATATGTTTGTCATAGTCCCATTGATGGTTTTATCACTTTGCGTATCTGCACAGGACGAGACCGAAGATGAAACACCGCTGGATATTATCTACACAGATAGTACGACGGATAGTACGGTTTCTTCAAAAACGGAGTCCACAACTACGTTGAAATCGCCTCCCGCTTCAGCGATCACACCTACGATTAACACATCTAACTCAGATTTATGTACATTTGGAGTTGCAGGTGCAGTACAAACTCAGATATTGGGTATCAGTACGGGAACACAAATTACGGATGAAAATTGTGAGCGGTTAAAGAATGCAAAGACGCTCTACGATATGGGGATGAAGGTCGCTGCGGTCTCAGTCATGTGTACTGATCGTCGGGTTTTTGACGCTATGATGAATGCGGGAACACCATGTCCGAAGGACGGTAAGATTGGTGTAGAGGCAAAAACTGCTTGGGAAATTGCAGAGTTGGAAGGCGAAGATATCGCCGAAGAGGGAATGAGTAATGGTCAAAAGACAGCTGCTGGTATTGGGAGTGTTGCTTTGTTACTGCTCGGTTTGTTACTCTGATACCATATACGGTATTACAGGAAACGCCGCTCGTGACGATACATTAAATTGGGTAATGACAAACATTCTGCCGAAACAGGCAGGGTTACAGGTCAACAATGTATTCTATCGTTATACAACGGTTAAGGATAGAGAAGATGACATGTTAGTCCACGTGCAGAACGAAAACGCACGGGGAGATGGTTATATCTTTCGTGAAACGGACGATTGGAGTGGTTTGGGTGGAAACTCAATCACTAAATCGGTACCTGTACCCCTAATACCAATTGATTTTTGGGGTAGAGGATCTATAGAAATTGAAGGTAAAGGACAGGTGGTTGACACGGAAGTCGTTTATGGATATCAGTTTGATCCATGTTTTGACCCACAAAGTAATCCCACATGTCCAGGCTATAAAGATCCATTCGCAGTTGCAATGGAAAATATTGAAGTAGTCGATCCATTGGACGAAGATTACGTTCAGGATGAGTTAGACAGAAAGGCAAATATGCGAGCAGAAGACGAAGAAGAAGAACGTCGAGAACGCCGTAAGTTGGCAGAACAAGTAGAGGAGTCCGATGCAAGATTAGAGAACTTACTTGGCATGGCAACAGTGACAGAGTTTAGTGCGGAACAAGTTGCACTACACAATAGTTTGATCGCACTGAAAGGAATACCAGTGGGGTACACGTATTCTATTGAAGGGGGGACATACAGTGACACAGTAGTGTTGGTGGATGCTAAACTTCCCAGAAGTAGGAAAGGTTTGAGAGTTGGCCTGGCGCAAGATTTAAAGCATCAGGAATTAGTTAATTTACAGTATGCAAAATAAGTAGTAGAATAAAAGGGAGAACATAAAATGTTCAAGAAGTCTTTTGTATTATTGTTATTAATGGTTTTAGGCAACACTGCATATGCGTCTACCTCAGTACCTGTTTCAGGTTCTGTGGAAAGCAAATGTGTAGTTACTCAAGATATCGGTGGGGTGTTTGGTAACCCCGCGCCAGGCACCTTGAGTACTGATCCTGCTGATGGTGGTGTACGACCGGTAGTTCGATTTGATGTGATTCAGGCAAGTTATTACAAAGCAGTAATAACCTCACCTGAGACATTCACTGAAAGTCCCGCACTAACCGACGTTGTATACTGGACAGGTGATGTTTCCGTAGATCAAGTATCAGACGCAAATATGAGTGCGTATGATAATGATAAGATAGAGTACAACAACGTAACTGAGATCGCTCTCACCGTTGCTGGATCTACATGGTTCAAGATCGATTCTGAAGCTGTTTATGGTGTAGGTCGTGCATATCCTGGCGGACAATATCAGTCTGCTGTGATTGCCGAGTGTATTGCCATCTAAGAATCGTGCACGTTATTTACGAATGAAATATGGATATAGATATCGTAAAGGAATATTATTTGATATTTACATTTAACTGAGATATAAGATTATGGAACTGTGGCGTGTACTATCATTTTTGATTATAATAACCGCGAGTGGGCAAGGGATTGCCCATGAGTGGTTACCTACCTACCCTAAGTTGACCATGTCCCATGTCCCTGGCGTTTACCGGACACAAATGAGACTATTCAACTCTCGCAAAGAAATAAACTACTATAAGGTAACTGTCCACGACGGTGACATGGATCCTGTGCCTTTCGCATTAACGGCCAACCAATTTGCACTAAATACTATTCAGGTTGGTTACATGAAACAAAAGAAAATTGATATATACATAAGAGATGCAGATAAAGATCGAGCGGTCTATATCTGTTCTAAGTCAAGACCTTTGGCTGACAGCCAAACCAAAACTATGTTATATTCGAGAATCTGTTCGAAGATAAAGTGAGAATAAAATGAGAAGTATTTTAGTAATGCTTTTGGTGTTAACTAGTATGTCTGTTTGGGGACAATCAAACTCACTCAATATGGCACTACCAAGTTCATCACAAAGTTATCAGTCCGATCGAGTGCGGGCAGGACAATTCGAGTGTTCACAAGCTATCGGATCTGCGACAAACGTAGAGTTCGGTGTGTTAGGTGTGTTGAACCAAAATGATCCTTACCAAACTTTCGGTCAACAAAACATTGGTGTGTATCCTGAAGGGTATAACCAAAACGGATTTGTAAGGGATGTGGGGGTGTACGCAAAAATAACTGTTCCACTCGGTGCACCAAAGAAACGTCTAGATTGTAATAAGTTGTATCAACTGGAGTTACGTGCGAGGGAACTAGAAATCCGCAAACTGGAAGCCGAGGTTTATAATCTCAGGAACTTAAAGTTTGCAGAAGAGAATTAGGGGTAAGACATGGCAGAAATAGAAATTGCCGGTATAAAGTTTCAGGGTGGAATGATGGCCATCGTCCTGACTGTTCTATCAACTTTGGGTGGAGCATCATGGGCTGCGTTTGAGTTTTATAAAGACTACATGGACATGAAAGAGATTGTCCAGAACATTGACGTAGACGATATTCAAGCACGTAACGATGTGATCACCGTTAAACTTGATGAGGCAATTGATTACTCTCGATCAATAAAGAATGATCTCCGAGACGATTTTAATCGTATGGAACGTCGCGTAGACCGATTTTCGTCGCAGGTAAGGTCGATGGAAGAGAATGTGGATGGTCAGGTAGAACGGGCAAACGAGAAGTTTGACACGAAACGAGAGTCCTTACAAAACGATACTCGACTTCAGATCGAAGCGTTAGAGGATAGGATCAATAAGAAGATCCAAACAGTACTTGATAACCCTTTAGCGGACTAGTCTAATGGACGAATGTGACATAGAAGATTTTTCGGGTGCAGAACTAGGTGACGCAGAGGCAGTCGCACAGTTCACATGGGAAGTCTTGTTCTTATCTCCGTGGGAGTTAATCTATATTGCATTGCCTATGAGTGTTCTAGCATTCTATGGTCTAAGTATTTACGCACTATTCAAGTGGATTCAGAGGAAACTCAGTTAATGGCATACTCAGAGAAAGTAATAGATCACTACGAGAATCCACGTAATGTAGGTCGTATGGATGAGTTTGCCGAAAATGTCGGTACTGGTATGGTCGGTGCACCTGCCTGTGGTGATGTGATGCGTCTGCAAATCGAGGTATCTAAAGAAGGTATCATTCAGGATGCCAAGTTCAAGACTTACGGTTGTGGTTCAGCAATTGCATCCAGTTCTCTCTTGACCGAGTGGGTCAAAGGTAAACATGTCGATGATGCCGCACAAATCAAGAACACGCAGATCGCAGAAGAGTTGGCACTACCGCCCGTGAAGATTCACTGTTCAGTACTCGCTGAGGATGCCATTCAAGCCGCAGTTAAAGACATAAAAAAGAAAAGAGCTGTCGCAGAACTTATTGATCTCTGTGTCTTCACTTGAGTGTCACTCTCACCCCCACCGCAGAGAAACGTGTCGTAGATCAACTACAGGGACGTTCTAGAGGTATTGGCATACGTCTAGGAGTCAAAACTACCGGTTGTTCGGGATTAGCATACGTTCTAGAGTTTGCAGACAATATTGAAGACGATGATAATGTCTCAGAGTTTGATCAGTTTAAAGTAGTTATCGATTCCAAGAGTCTGGTGTATCTTGATGGTACAAAATTAGATTGGGTCAAAAGGGGTCTCAATGAAGGTTTCGAGTTCTCTAATCCAAACCAATCTGGTGAGTGTGGTTGTGGGGAAAGTTTTACAGTATAGATAGTACCATAACAATTGAGATTCGGAACCCACTATATGCATTTGTTCGACGAACTGCAAGACTCCACGTTTGAGTTATTCGCGATAAGGAACTATTACAATCCACGATGTGTGGATGCAGAAGAGTTCTATGAAGATCTAAAACGTTTTAAATACATTAAACGTCTCATAACCCGTTACCATGATAACGGTAGTCCCCCTGTAAACCTACTACTAAACCACCTCATCGTTATCTTCAACGTCTTTGGAGTCGAGGCGGGTCTACGAATGTTAGAGTTCAAAATCCCAAGTGATTCAGACTGGTCTATAATTAAACCATTTTTAATCTACCTTAGACATATTGAAAACACTAAATATGCTAGTACCCCAATGGATCCTAGGATCGTTGAAGAACTGAGGAAAATATAATGTCACTAGCATCAAGAGCAGGTGATCTCTACTACACATTTCGATTCATCAAGATGTTGACAACACCTTGGGAAGATACCGACGCGTTCAAATTAGGTTTGATCGATGATAAGGGTGTCCGGAATAAGTCGAAGAAGATCAAGACTACAGAAGAGAAAGATGCGTACAGTACGTTCATGAGACTGGTATTTAATGTCAAACGTCTACTGAACAAAGTGCCTGGCGGTGGGAGTAAACTCGCATCCTATGCAGCTGCATTGTTTCTGATCAAAGAAAAGTACGACATGAGTGATAAGTCTATTGACAAAATCATTGCAAACTCTGATTTAGATTTCGAATTACTTGAAGAAGATTCAAAGTGGTATACCTCGGATGGTGGCGAGTTAGGTCAAGGTGTTTATCGTCTGAGGGAAAACAAACTGGACATCAAGTTGTGTTCAGAAATCGCAAACAAAAACGACAATATAAGAGTGAAAGAAGGTTGTTTTCCTGTAGGAAGTGTGTTAGGACAGAGAGTTTATTGTGTTGAACACATAAATACAGGACACTCATTGTATGTTACTCTAGGAGAAATAACAAGATGAACATCCTACAGAAAATAAAGATGTGGCACGAAAACCAACAGGATAGTCTTCAGGTTCGGTATGCCATGACAGACTACGAAATGACATGGGTACACAAAGGTTTTGGTGTGCTCTTTGGTATCGCGTTGTGCTTGGTATTCTAAATGAAAACGTTTAAACAAATGTACGAAGATGCGATGACCGCAGCCGATGCGGGAATACCACATGATACTGCGGACATGCAACCTAAGAAGAAGAGAAAGACTAAGGTCTTGACTCGGAACTATATTGAGGTTGCAGGTAAAAGAGTCCGTCGAGGAAAGTGAAACTATACGCACTCCTAATATGTTCTCTGTTTTTGACGGGGTGCGTTGCCTTTTCTGGTAGCCTAGAAGAAAAGATAGATCTAGCGACTGATCAACCCTATTACGAGATAGGGTTTGAAATCAGTTACCCCGCAAAAAAGTTTATGACTCCCGAAGAATGGATTCAGTTCCATCAACTACCCCCGAGTCATAAAACAGAAATGTACAAATATTATAAGGAGCGAGAAGAACTTGAAGAAAATATGGCAAGGGTTATCGAGGATTGTATCCTCAAGTTGGACTGGGATTGTTAATGCAATATCCAAGTACCTTAATAATGAATGGGAAGTCCATATTTGGCGGGATGAAGCCTCCAGAGTAGAGTACCTTTTTAAACATATAGATAAAATTAATGACAAATGTCTCAAAGGGGTTCTTACCACCGGAGAGGAGTTTGAGTTAATTACACAACACCCGTTCAACTATCAAATTAAAAAGGTGAAATGATGTTTGGAATGTTAAAGATGTTACCCCTGATATTAGTACTTGCAGCAGCAGGTTGGGGATATCATACCGTGACTCTCAATAATGCTGAGAAACAAATCGCACAGTTAGAATCCAATAATTCTGTTCTCAAAACAAACCAGATCCAGTTGGAACAAGCAATCGAGACTGAGAAGAAGTCAAGAGAACGTGCAGAAAATAATCTACAAGATCAACTCAAGGCAGTAGGTGAGTTGACTGAGAAATCAAATCAACTAAAGAAAGAACGTGATGAGTACCTAGGTATATTCAAACGACACGACATGACCAGACTGGCAAGAGCAAAGCCGGGTCTTATCGAACCACGAATAAACAAGGGTACTGCCGCGGTATTCCGTTCAATTGAAACTGACAGCAAGGAGATAGAAAATGCAGATGTTCAGTAGACTCCTTTTTATATCATCTATAGTATTACTCACTGGTTGTGCAGGTATGCCCTCTATCAACTGGGGAGGGAAACAACCTGTCGTTCCGGAACCAATTATTAAGACTGTAACGGAGTACAAGACTTTAGAGATTTACCAACCACCTTTACCACAAGCCATCAACCTAGAAGATGTGCAGTTCTTTGTGATCACGGAGAAGAATAAAGACGAAAAGATTGCTGAACTTGAGAAGTTACAGTCTGGTGCGTTCGTCTTGATGGGTCTGACTCCACAGGGTTATGAGAACATGGCGTTCAACCTACAAGAGATCCGTAGGTATATACTAGAGCAGAAGGAAATCATTCTATACTATCGCAAAGCAACACAAGAAGATACTGATACGGATAGTGAAGATTGGTTGGAAAAAAATGAAGAATTGTCCTCGGAACAGTTGACAAAAGACTAAGTACAGTGTATACTGTACCTTCATATAAACGTTACTAAAACTAAACCGAGACAAACCTATGTCAGTTAAGATTGATAAATCCCGCGACTCTGTCCTTCAGGACTACGCAGTGGGAATGTTAAAAGATTTCTACCTAAATGATAATGAGAAATCTCCCCAAGAAGGTTACAGACGTGCAGCAATTGCATGGTCAGGAGGAGATGAAAAACTTGCACAGCGTTTGTATGACTACGTATCTAAGAAATACTTTATGTTTGCGTCACCTGTGTTGTCCAATGCACCCAATGGAAACGGTAAGGGTAAAAGTAAAGGTTTACCGATATCTTGTTTCCTAACATATGTTCCGGACACCCTAGAAGGGTTAATCGATCATACCGCAGAACTACGATGGTTATCTGTGTTCGGTGGTGGTGTCGGTGGTCACTGGAGTGACGTACGTACGGTATCAGATGTTGCGCCTGGCCCTATGCCTTTCCTACACACCGTAGATGCAGATATGATTGCATACCGTCAGGGTAAGACTCGTAAGGGTTCTTATGCTGCATATATGGATGTGTCTCATCCCGATATCATTGAGTTCTTGAACATGCGTATACCTACTGGTGACGTTCAACGCAAGGCACTCAACCTACACAACGCCATCAACATCACAGATGAGTTCATGGAGTGTGTGACGATGGGTCTTCCGTTCAATCTGCGTGATCCCAAGGACGATTCTGTAAAAGATACTGTAGATGCACGTAAGTTATGGGAACGTATCCTTGAGACACGATTCCGTACAGGTGAACCCTACTTAAACTTTATTGACACTGCAAACAAGTATCTACCCAAACCTTTAAAAGATCTGGGATTAAAGATCAATGGTAGTAATCTCTGTAACGAGATACACCTACCCACGTCCGCTGATCGCACTGCGGTATGTTGTTTGTCGTCTCTTAATTTGGAATATTATGATGAGTGGAAAGACACTACGATTGTCGAAGACCTTATTCGTATGCTTGATAATGTCCTTGACTATTTCATCGAACACGCACCCGACTCAATTGCACGTGCAAAATACTCTGCTGAAAGAGAAAGATCTATTGGACTTGGTGCAATGGGTTTCCACAGTCTACTCCAGAAACACGGAGTGGCGTGGGAATCAGACAAGGCCAGAGAGATCAATCACGTTGTGTTCAACCATATTAACGAAGCAGCAGTGGCAGAGACGGAAAGACTTGCAGTGGAGAAAGGTGAGTATCCAGATGGAATCGGATCTGGACGTAGAAACTCTCACCTGTTAGCAATTGCACCTAATGCATCCAGTGGAGTAATCCTCTCTACTAGTCCTTCTATTGAACCCCTGAAGGCATGTGCATACACACACCGCACACGTGCAGGTTCGTTCTTAGTTAAGAATGCATACTTGGTGGATCTGTTGAAGTCTAAAGGAGAGGACACAGAATCTAACTGGACTTCTATTATCACCAACAAAGGATCGGTACAACACCTACCATTCCTAACTGAAGGTGAGAAAGCAATCTACAAGACCGCACAAGAACTAGACCAGAACTGGGTAATAACACACGCAGCAGATCGACAACCTTTCATATGTCAGGGTCAGTCTGTTAACGTATTCTTCCCTTCAGGATCAGACAAGGCGTACGTAAACCAAGTACACTTGAAAGCATGGAGAGAAGGACTCAAGGGTCTGTACTATCTACGTACAGAAGCAAAGGCACGTGCAGAGAATGTATCTGAGAAGGTTGAACGTGTCGCACTACAGGACGATCGACGTACTCTAGTATACACCAAAAAGAACTGTCCATACTGTCAACTCGCAAAAGAAGAGTTGAAATTACGAGGTATTCCCTACGATGCCATTGATATTGAAGATGCAGGTAAGACTGCCGCAGAGATAACTGGACGTAAGGATGTAAAAACTGTACCACAGATCTACGTAGAAGGTGAATACATTGGTGGGTATGATGATCTTATGAAGTGGTTATCCAATGGCGCACTACAACTTGAAGAGACAGAAGAGTGTCGTGCATGTGAGGGATAGATGGGTGGAAAGAGCAAACAAAGAAATTGGGTATTCTTAACAGATGAAAAGTCAGGGGCTGCTCTTGATTTTGTTTCTGGTAAAAAACCTTATGATCACAACTTTCTCAGAAAACTAGATAAGTTCTTTGCGTTCAATACAACCAATAAAAGAGTGGCTATTGATGTTGGTGCAAACTACGGGTTTGTATCTGAACACCTGTCAAAACAGTTTGATGAGGTTAAATCCTTTGAGATCGTACCAGACATTTTAAATTGTTTAGTTGAAAATGTAAAAGGTCGAGAACTAAACAATGTTGAGGTTTTCCCATATGGACTGGGAGAGGATGAAAGTGAGATAGACATTTACTTTAACCCACGATTCTCAGGTCATGCTTCTCATTTTAAAAACATTGATATAAATGATCATGATCCTATTAAATGTAATGTCCGAACGTTAGATTCTTTTGGGTTTACCGAAGTGGACTTTATCAAGATAGATGTTGAGGGTCTTGAACTGGAGGTATTGAAGGGCGGAATAGAAACAATAAAGAGAAATCGACCAGTCATTACTACAGAACATTCTCTAAAAACACCAGAGGGAATAAAGAGTTCGTTTGGTGTTGTAGAGTTGATGGAAAGTTTAGATTATCAATACATACGTACCATATCAAGTGACTTCATATGGAGTCCAAAAGAATACAATCATTTCAAAAACTATTAATCAGAGGAAAGATAGATGTTGTTAGAGTTCAGTAAGACGTACAAACCTTTCGCGTATCCTTGGGCAGTTGAACTGACAAAGAAACACGAAGAGGTTCATTGGGTAGAAGATGAGGCAGAACTTAGTGAAGACGTTCAGGATTGGAAAACTAAATTGACGGAAGAAGAGAAAGAGTTTGTTACTCAGGTTCTTCGTTTGTTTACACAGTCAGATGTACAGGTAGGCGAAAACTACCATGAGTTGTTGATACCAAAGTTTAAGAACAATGAAGTGCGTAATATGTTGTCGTCGTTTGCAAACCGTGAAGGCGTACACCAACGTGCATATGCGTTGTTGAATGATACACTAGGTCTTGCTGACGAAGAGTACCATGCGTTCCTAGAGTACAAGGAGATGTCAGATAAGATTGACTTCATGAAAGACGGAGATTGTAGTACTCAAACTGGGTTGGCACTAGCACTCGCGCAGTCTGTATTCAATGAAGGTATGTCACTGTTCGCATCATTCGTGATGTTGTTGAACTTTCAACGTTTCGGTAAGATGAAGGGTATGGGTACAATTGTTGAGTGGTCTATTCGTGATGAGACCATTCACGTGCAGGGTAATGCAAAGTTATTCCGTGAGTTCTGTGACGAACATCCACGTATCGTAAATGATGAGTTAAAATCAAAGATATATACTATGGCAAAACAAGCAGTAGATCTTGAAGATAAGTTCATCGCACTTGCATTCAAAGGCAATGACGTTCAGGGTCTCACCAAAGAAGAAGTACGAAAGTACATTCGTCACATTGCAGACAGACGCTTACTTCAGTTAGGACTTAAAACTAAGTTCCGACAAAAGGACAATCCTTTACCTTGGTTAGATTGGGTATTGAATGGCGCATCTCATGACAACTTCTTTGAAAAACGTGTGACCGAGTATTCGGTTAATGGAATGGAAGGTGACTGGGGTTGGGAAACTGAGGTCGCTGTTGCATGAGGAGGTACCAATGGAATACGAATATGAAATGGTGTGTGGAGTATGCGATGCTGCTGTCACCCTCATAGTAAAGAACTCTGAAGAGAAGCCTACCCACTGTCCTATGTGTGGTACACCTTCTCAGGAGGAGTGGGAAGATTAATACTTGGTTGTACGAAGATCAAGACTTTGAACCCGACGAAGATTTCCTAAAAGACTTCGTCGGGTTTGTCTATTGTATCACCGATCCTGATGGAAAGAAATATATCGGGAAGAAGTTCTTCTGGTCTACTCGCAGATTACCCCCTCTCAAAGGAACCAAACGGAAACGTAAGGTTACCAAACAGTCTGACTGGCGTGAGTACTATGGTAGTAATGAAGCGTTAAAGATACTGGTAGAAGATCACGGTGGCGAAAAATATCATAGAGAGATCCTACGTCTGTGTAAGACGAAGGGAGATTGTTCTTATTACGAAGCAAAGATTCAGTTCGAGAAAGATGTCTTGCTAAGTGATGATTATTACAATTCATTTATAGGGTGTAAAATCCATGCAAAACATCTAGGAAAAGGAGAACCTGATGGCTAACTTGGCCGCTGCTTATTGGGGACACGATTCCTCAATATGTTTGTACAACGACCAAACAAAAACATTTCACGTCATAGAGATTGAAAAATTAACAGGAATAAAACACTATAGGGGACATGCAAGAAAAGAAGAAGAAAGAGAGATACTAGAGACTGTTTTAGAGATCTCTGAAAAGACCTTGGGTATCAAGAACGACTATGATGCATTCATAGTTGGTTCATACAGTGGAGGACACGATCTATATAGAGATGACAGTCTTGCACTTAACCCTGAACTAGTCAAAAGTATCTTCAACGTACGTAAGATCGAGTGGCACAAACGCCACCATCGCGCTCATGCGTGGGGTGCATATGCACAGTCACCTTGGGCAAAGGAAGAAAAGACTTGTACTGCGTTTACTTCTGATGCGGGTGGAGATGACGGTCATACCCATGTATTTTTTTGCCGTCCTTGGTTAGTGAAACCCGCCTCGCACGCCAACTACGATAGGGATGCTCCTCAACCGTGGCCATATTTCTTTGGTCGCAACTATAACTTAGCCGCTGGACTAGGTTGCCAAAAGATGGTCAGTAAGACCGATTCGTCTCTAGACATGCCAGGTAAAGTCATGGGAATGTCTGCGTACGGAAATCGTGATAGTTACCATGCATTCCTAGGTAGAGGTTTGATTAATGAAGATGAAGAAATAACCAATATGGTCAACCCAGCATGGATTTGGTATCGAAGATCATATAATGCAGACGCGGGACAGTTGAGATCAGACGGTATCATGCGTACTGGTGAACAACAACCAGATGGTAAAAAGTGGTTTAATATAAACTGGGGAGAACTCCCAGAAGAGATTAACCATTTTCAATTGATGGTCAGTCCCTTTCAGGTTACATGGGAAGAAGAGTGTGACATTGCTGCGGGTATTCAACAACAACATGAAGAGAACGTTCTGCAATATCTGCGAGAACCAGAAGTGTGGGCGGAGATCTGTCGTAACGGCAAACGTCTGATTCTTTCTGGTGGTTGTGCCTTGAACATTCTTACCAACACACGAATACAGGAAGAGTTGGGTCTAGAAGTATTTGTACCACCAGATGTCACCGACAATGGACTACCCTTTGGTATGTTATGTCAATACATGTCAATAAATAAACGACTTGATTTCATTGGTGCAGACATTCGTTATGCAGGTCTACCGATTCAAGACATGCCCGAGATGTTTAATTATCGAAACAAGTTTAGTTCTGCAATCATCTCAATAGACCAGTTAGTAGGTCTTCTGAAGGAGGACAAGATCATTGGTTTGGTGCAGGGTAATGCAGAGGTTGGCCCTCGTGCGTTAGGCAATCGATCAATCATCTGCGACCCCAAGGGTTGGGATAAGAAGGATAAGGTCAACCTAGTCAAACGTAGAGAGTCCTACAGACCGTTTGCGCCTATGGTGCGACAGGAAGACGCACATATATACTTTGATGCAGGGTCATATGATAACCTAGAATACATGAACTTCAGTGTTAAAGTACGTGAAGAGTATAAAGAACAACTTGCAGCTGTAACACATGTAGATGGTTCGGCAAGGGTGCAGTCAGTTACCAGAAAGTCAAATGCGTTCGTCTACGACCTTCTGGGCGCCTGTGGCGGGGTATTACTCAACACATCTTTCAATGTTAAGGGTAAACCAATACTAAATACATTAAAGGAAGCATTTCAAGTATTAGAAGAAACTGCGTTAGATGGATTAGTTGTATATAACAACGAAAAACTTTGTTACTTCAGTACAGAAGTTTTATAAATAATATCATACTACAATAAGGGTGTATCTGTGTTAAGGTTTAGTAAATATCTAGAAGAGGGTGTCAACGACCCCGCAATTTTTAAAGCAATCTTTCTCGCAGGTGGGCCTGGTTCCGGTAAGTCATTCATTGTCGGTAAGACTGGATTGACTTCTTTGGGTTATAAGGTTGTTAACTCAGACGACGCATTCGAAAATGCCATGAAAAAAGCTGGTATGGAAATGAATCCAGATAACATCTTCTCTCCGAAAGGACAAGAGATTCGAGGTAAAGCAAAGAGACTCACTGGTACAAAAGAAGCCATATATCTAAAAGGTCGACTTGGTCTTGTGATAGACGGCACCGGTAAAGATCCAGACAAGATTGCAGAACAGGCAAAGAAAGTAAAAGCACTGGGTTACGATGTCGCAATGATTTTCGTAAACACAGACCTTGATACTGCTATCAAACGTGACGCAATGCGATCACGTACTCTAGGCGCAAAGGGTGTAACTGAGTACTGGAAAGCGGTACAACGTAATATCGGTAAGTTCCAACGTATGTTTGGCAAACCCAACTTCTTGGTTGTCGATAACTCTGAAGGTAAGAACTACGAGAAAGAAACCTTGACCGCATATCGTGACGCGACTAAGTTCACCAACAAACCGGTCAACGCAAAAGCGAAGAAGTGGATAGAAAAAGAGAAGAAAAACAAAACGCGATAAATGCTTGACAAGGCAACTATATAACTGTATAATGAGCTTCAACACCTTTTAGGATTAATAAGATTATGGCTATAACCGCTATTAAGTACCAAGTGTACGAAACGTTAGATAAAGTTAGTAAAGCAAAAAGTAGAACCGATAAGGTATCTATACTCCAAAAAGAATCCAGTAATGCATTGAGAGATGTGTTACGTGGCACCTTCGACAACGTCATCCAGTGGAACCTA